CACTGGGCGCGAGGGTTATCGATCGCCTCCAGATGGACGGAGGGATGTGGGTGAATTTTGACTGGGAAAGCTACCGGAAAAACGTTAGCCACCTCCGGATTGTGAAATAAGGGGTTAAAAATGGCCCGACCTAAAACACACAGCGAACGGATGATTATTCTTGAGCGGATTATCGGTCTAGTGAAAGAGCAGGGGCGCATCACGACGAACGACGTCGTTGCGATGTTCGGCGTGCACCGAACCACGGCGGAGAAATATCTGCGTATCGCGCTGGAGCGAGGCGGCTTCATTCGTCATGGCCGCTGCGGCATTTTCCGAGACCAGCGTGCGGTGATTGATTATGACCTCAGGCGATACAGCAGTAGTCAGGTAACGGGATTTTCAGCGCTGCCGGTGCTGGAGAAAAGCCCGGTAATGCAGGTTTATGGAGCATCAAAAATGAGCATCAACAAGGAGGCCGCCCAATGAGCAACATCGACAAACTCAATGACCATGAACTGGTTGATCTGAAAAACGCTATCGAAAGAGAGCTTAAACGACGCGCTGATGGGCCAAAAGTCACCACGTATTATGTCGTCTCCTGCATCACTGATGCTCAGAATTTTACTGATTTGGACTGCGCCTTACGTTGCTTAAAAAGTGTCACCGAAGACCTTATGGAGTGGGTAGCGGAATCCCCAGAAAACCGGGATTACGTCAATCGATGCACAGGCATTGTTGGGGCAAAACTCCAAGTGGAGGAGATGAATCTCGATCGCTTCAACATGTGCGTTGCAGAAAAATATTTCGACGATATTTGGTATCCACCGGAGACATCCTAATGAGCAACATCGACAAACAGGCGCTGCGGGAAGCGGCAGAGAAGGCGACAAAAGGTCCATATGTTGTTGGGCATCATAACATCAATCAGCATGGGAATTTAAGCGGCGTCTATGTATGCCAGCAGTGGAAAGATAGCGCTGGAGGTGTCGTCGCAGAATGCCATGTTAACTGTCTGACAAAAACAAGCGAGCAAGTTTATGCAAATGCCGAATTCATAGCGGTCGCTAACCCACGCACCATGCTGGCGCTGCTGGATGAATTGTGCAGCGCCAATGGCTACGCCAGCGCATACGAGGCTGAAAAGTGGCATTACCACGGACTGGCAGAGTCTGAGGGTGAGCGAGCAGATCGGGCAGAAAAGCAAGTGGAAGAATTAACGATGTGGGTTAAGCGTCTGGCCCACTCGCTTAAAAACACCAGACCAGACGGAAAGTTACATATCGATGCAATGGACTATTTGAGCAGCAAAGGGTTAATCAGTGTGGAGGATGTATTGAGATGACCACTATTACCAGCGAACAGCAAAAACAGATTTTAATTGATACGGCGAACCACGTAATCAGTCGTGATAACACGTCACCGTATAGCGAAAACCTGCGCGAACTGGCGCGTATCGCGCTGTCTGCGCTCAAAAATGCTCCGTTAGCACTGTCGGATAATCAGGGCAGGCCGAGAGCGCTTGTAGTTCCACCCGCCATTGAGCCAGATTACAAGGTCATTAAAGGTATTCTGCCCACGGCCAACCCCGATGAATATGCGTGCTGCATTGCTGCTGACATGTGGAACGCCTGCCGCGCCGACATGCTCCAGGGTGCTGAACCTGTAAGCCAAACTTACACGTTGCCAGAATTAATCGAAGGCATGGAGGTGTCCATTGATGTCAGCACTTGTGGTGCTGATGCCGGGAATCGCTATTTCGGTACTGTCACCGAGGTATCAGAACTGTACACAGCTAAGAACGGTTACATCCTTCTGGTTCAGGACGCGGAACCAAATTTCGATGTGAATGGCAACTCTCCGGCAATTCCGGGTGGTTGGATAAGCTGTAGTGAGCGTATGCCAGAAGACGAGCAAGAAGTAATTGTTCATAACAAGTTGGGATATCGTTATGTTTCATATTTTGATGAGCATTCTGGACTATTTTTTGACATGCGAGGCGGCAATCAGATGAACTGCATTGAGCATATCTTGGTTACGCACTGGATGCCGCTGCCAGCAGCACCAGAACCAGATCAGAGCTAATGTCCCGTATCTACATGTCGGTCCTGTGATCGGCATTAGTGAAAAATCAAAAAATACGAATCAGTGATTTGTAATCAACATTTCTTAGGTTTGTAGATATGCGAATAATAACCAGGAAGAAACCTGCGTTCACTGACCTGTACCAGACTGGTGTTCTGACGCGCATAGCAGCCGTTAAGACTGACAGTGGCGGCTGGCGCCTGTTTGGAGTGTGGCGTGATCAGGATATCGCTGTATTTGTGGAAGCGGCGCGCGGCGGCATCCGGGAATGGTCCGGTTTAAATTATCTGGCTGAGTTTGTGTTCAGTTGCGGCATTAGTCTCTGGGAGGTTCACAACAAGACGGATCGGAAAACTCCGGCATGAAGTGTTGCGTCATAACCCGCTGCGGCGGGTTAGCCCAACAAGCCTCGCATATGCGGGGCTTGATGTTGAAGCAGGGCGGGATTGGGTCGATTAAAATCTGAGCGCTACATTCAGAGGGGGCGAAATACTACAGCAATGTTGGGCGTTGTGCATTCCAACCAGGATATGATTTTTGTGCAAAAAGTGCTATTTATTGGCTTTGTGTCCACTTTAATCGACTCACAGGACCAGCCTATCTCCTGAGATCGTGACAATAGTTTACTATTACCTGAGGGGTAACTTCTGCGAAAATGTCGTTAACTTGCAAAGTGGCCATTGAGATTTTCGTCGAACATGCTTCTATCTTCAGACGCAGGCCCATTGCTCAAATATGACGAATGGTATTAAATTGTCCTCAACCACTTAAAGTGATCATAAATTCTTTGGATGTGTTTACATCCTACAATTTGAGAAAGCACTGCCAAACGTGCATGAGGGTGATAATCATGGGTCACGCATTAAAAAAGGCAGATCGCTTGTACATTCCGCCTCGTGACAAATCCATGGTGGCGAAACCTCGTGCAGCGATCAGCAAAGCATGTTCACATACTGGTCAAGTTAAAAACGCCTTTGAGTTTGGGTTTGCTCGTTACGAGAAGGCGATGGAAGAACTTTCAAAGGTCTGAGTAAAAACGGATGGCGATAGAGTATGTTGAAGGAGTCAATTATCTTTCCATTGAAGATATCGTTTACATCAACAGGTCTCTGATCGAGATTCAGACGCCAAATGAACCGATAGGCGTACTGAATCCGAACAACCTCAGTTCTTCCCAGTCCCGGCCAAGCACCATTCGATATTATGAGCAGACAGACGATATGTTTCGTCTGTCTGCTGTTCTAATTGAAAGCCTAATCCAGAATCATCCATTCGCAAACGCAAACAAACGCACCGCTATGATGGCAGGTTACGTATTCCTGTTGCTGAACGGATATGAGCTTACAGCACCTAGTGATGAAGTTGTAACCATCGCAGAGGGTTTGGCTCGTAAAGATTACGCAGTGGATGACCTGGAAAATTGGTTATGCCACTGGTCACGCGAGTATGATTCCAGAACGTTATGCGAAACTGGCGGTAATATGATTCAGGCTCTCGTGGCGACCTCACGTTACATCCGAATCAAATCGAATGAATAACCCGCTACGGCGGGTTTTTTTTCGCTTTCAGCCTTTGCCTAACTGATTTAGTAAATTCCGAATACTAGGAAAAACTCTTCCTATACAATGGCATGGCTTTTGCAAAAAGTGCTATTCACCTCTTGAATATTCTTTCTAACAGGTATACTGTGTTTATATACAGTAGTTAAATGTAGAGGGAATTATGAGAATTGAACTTGTTATCAGCCGGACAAAACAGCTTCCGGAAGGTGCCGTGCCTGCACTTGAAAAAGAATTAATTACCCGTCTCCAGAATCAGTATGAAAACTGCAACTTAACCATCCGTCGAGGCAGTCAGGATGGTCTGAGTATCGTCGGTGCTGCTGATGGCGATAAAAAACGTATACAGAGCATTCTGCAGGAAACGTGGGAAAGCGCTGACGACTGGTTTTATGCATATTAAGCATCGTGGAGTCGCAGACGTTTCCAGAAATAAAGTCAGTGTGACGGGGGGTTACATGTTAGAAGACTTACCAGAATCAGGGTATGCGGTTATACGTTGTTACGATCATTGTGTAGTGGCAAGGTTCGGTAGTATTCCGGATAGCGGACGCGCCCTGATGTATCGTCGTGGTGACGAGATATCTTTTGTTCCCCTTCACCCTGATGACATAGTTGGAACTCCAACATTATTTACGCAAATGTTAGAAAAGGCAGGCTATCGAATTACCCGTTGCTTTGATACACTTCAAATGTAGGCCTGAACAACCTGCACCTGCTGCGCCACGGAGAACGCCATGGCGCACGAATTACAACTCATCAAGCAGTCATCTGGAATTCTGATCCCCGCAACGCCGGAGACCAGTGATATTCTGCAATCAAAAATCAAACTCGGCGCCGTGCTGGTGGCTGAGTTCCGTCAGGTGAGGAATCCTGCATTCCATCGCCGCTTTTTCGCGTTGCTTAATCTTGGGTTTGAATACTGGGAACCCACCGGCGGCGCCATTTCTGCCAATGAGCGCAAACTGGTAAACGGTTATGCAAAGTTTCTCGCTGCATATGGCGGGAATGAAAGCGCATTACTGGATGCGGCTGAACAGTATCTGGAACAGATTGCAAACCGCCGGGTAACAAACGGAATTAGCCTCTGTAAATCTTTCGATGCATACCGCGCATGGGTGACGGTTGAGGCTGGTCACTATGACGCCATCCAGTTACCGGACGGCACCCTTCGCAAACATCCCCGCAGCATCGCTTTTTCCAGCATGGATGAGGTCGAATTTCAGCAGTTGTATAAATCCGCGCTTGATGTGCTCTGGCGGTGGATTTTATCACGTACATTTCGTACTCAGCGCGAGGCGGAGAACGCCGCCGCCCAGCTCATGAGCTTTGCGGGGTGATGGCGATGAAATACTCCTGGTTCCATCATCACGACTGCACAACCGAGCAGGCCGACACGCTGATATCGGATTATCAGAAGCGGGGCGTAAGGACAGAAAAGAGCCTGAACCCTGACTTCATTACCTGGACTGTCAGCGCGAAATTACCAGAATATGCACACCGGGTGCGGACGCCAAAATCCTTACGCCAAAAGGTCTGGGGGTGAACATGGCTAAATTACCGCGCCGTAAGTGCGCAAACAAAGAATGCCGCCAGTGGTTTCACCCGATACGAGAGGGGCAGATCGTTTGCTCGTACCAGTGCGCCAGCACCGTCGGCAAAGAACAGACCAGAAAAGCTCGCGAAGCCGCGCAACGTAAGGCGCAATCCCTTCAGCGCGCCGCTGAGAAAAAAGAACGCGCCGCCTGGCGCCAGCGGAAAGCCGCGGTTAAGCCGCTGAAACACTGGATTGACTTGACGCAGCGCGCCGTAAATGACATTTGCCGCGAAACCGAACTGGCAGAAGGACTCGGTTGCATCTCCTGTGGAACGAAGACGGCATTCGCATGGCATGCAGGCCATTACAGGAGTACGGCCGCCGCCGGGCATCTGCGCTTCACTCGCTTCAACATCCATCTTCAGTGTGATGTCTGCAACGTCTACAAATCAGGGAACATCGAAGCATATCGTGCCGCGCTGGTTGAGCGTTACGGTGAGGCGGCGGTGCTGGCACTCGAGAACAATAACACCCCGCACCGCTGGACGGTCGAGGAGCTGAAGGAAATCAGGCTCGCGGCACTGTCGGATCTGCGTGCGCTAAAAAAGCTGGAGGCCGCATGAAACCAGAACTGATCGAGATACTCCGCAT